GTTTTTTTTTAGTTTTTTATTTTATAATAAATATAAGGTAAAACATTTTTTTAACAAGAGTGCATAAAAAAAAGTAGAGGGTCTGGACGAATGACAAACGGTGTTAGAATGTAAAATGGGAGAAAACACACCGTAATTAAACTAAATAACTTAAAAAAAAACGACCCTCTACTTTATATAAATATAATATAAACGTATATTTATCTTAAGAAAAGGGTATATGATGAAAATATGTAAAACTTGTGGTGTTGAAAAACCTTTAGATGAGTACCATAGGAATAAAAACTATCTTGACGGTCGTGTAAAAGAATGTAAAGACTGTAGAAATACTAAACTAAAAGCTCAAAAAGAATTAAGAGGTAAAGTTAGTCAGTTAGAAATGTATGAGGACGAGTGGGTCGTTGAGGAAACAGAAAAGGTTTTGACTATATTAGGTTATGAGTTATATAACCCTGACAATACTGTTTACAAGCAGTTTAAGACACGTTTAGCAAAAAAGGGTAAGTATATTAACGACTAACGTTAAAGTCTCTTAAAACCCCTTATTTTTTGTCCTTGTATTTTTGGTAACAAATAGCAAAAGCTTGAGCAGTCTTATACTCATCTTTTATTTGTTTGTAACAACGAGTAATATATTGTTGTTGAGTCTCGTTACTCTTAGGTGCTGGTATAGGCATTACCTTTTATATTTAGACATTAAATCAACTAACGCTTGTGAGCCTATATATGCAACAGCAATATACGTCCAGTCAGCTGAGTTTATATTACCAACAAATGACAATATTGTAGCAATAAAAAACACTAATAGTTTCCTACTTGCCCACTTACCTAAAAACTTATCTATTTTACCCATGTTATTTTTCTTTATTTTTTAATCGGTCATAAATCCTTATGATGTTTATAATTAACCCCGTTATTAAAATTAATATGGTTAATTCTGCTTGAAACTTCATAAGGTATGCAAATACCCCACCTATGGTTAACGTATTACCAAATAATTCTTTAATTTCCATTAGTCACAACAATATAAATCACTTGAGGGGTCAATATAACCCTTAATACCTTTAGGAGGTAACTTACGTGGCATACTATTACTAATATGGATACCTGCAAAATAATTCTCTTTACTAGGTGGCATACCGTCCGTTGAGCTATAACTGTAATACTCAGGAAAGTCATTAGGGTTATTTTTAATATAATCCATTAGACGTTGAGCATAAAACTCAAATCTGTCTTGTGTAATACTACGTAGGTATTTCATCTCACTAGCAGACACCGCTGACCCACCCTCGGTGTTACCAACAACAATAGTCTTATTCATTATACGTGCCCATATCTCAGGGATACACTCATAATAACTACGTTGAATTAAATACGGCTGTATATAGTCTTGTAACAAGGTTGTCTCTGCACTACTTAAGGTATTACCTTGTGCCTTACTCTTAATAAGGTTTAGGTATTTCGTACCAAGAATATTCTGCAAACCGATATCGGTGGCTACTTGTATGTTGCTTAACAAAAGTGCCTCGTCAACGTTTTCATTTATATTCGTGAATGCTTTAATTTTCTCTGCCGAAACTAATAATATCCCTGCCATTATACTTGTGTGTCATTTATAGGTTTATCGTCAAACAACTCATTCTGTACGTTCTCTATCTCATAGGCTTTTTTGTCCTTATAAAATAAAACCTTTGTAAACTCCTTGTTTAATTTTTGTTGTATAGGTTGTATAAGTGTTCTAAAAAGTGCTCGTAAGCATCTCTTAACTCGTCCTTAGACCCTAACCCTTGTACGGTCTTAATACCTAAAAGTGTAGGGTTACTTATACGTACCGCTGTTAATATGGTTTGGTTTACCATCTCATTTAACTGTATAAACATATCTGCCGTTGCTCCATTAGCAAATGGTGTAATGGTTGGTTCATGCTCCTTGTCCTCTGAAAAGGTTACGATAATACTACCAGCTTGATTTGTTGAGGTGTACTTTTCCTCTAAGTGACGGTAGACTGCCTCACGTTCCTCCTCTGAAGGTATACCGTTATTCATACTAAACACCGCACCACTATGGTAACCGTTTTGTAAGTTACGTAAGTGATAGTTTTTAATCTCTACGTCAATCTCAGCAGCATATCTAGCACCTATCCAACTGTTTACGGGATAGTAAAACTGACTCGGTTGGTAAGTCTTATAATAATATATTTGTGATGGAGTCTCGTTGGTTAAGTCAAAAGCAGGTAAGGTAACAGGTTTGTACTTACGTACATTAGTCCAGTCACTACTAAAGTAAAACTCTTTAATACGGTCCATGTCGTCAGCTTTACCCGCTCTAATCTTACTTATATCCATATGGTAAAACTCACTAATACCCTCACCGTCTCTACGTAAAAGAGTGTTAAAAGTAATACCGTTGTGTATGATAAAGTCAGTTACTGATTTTTTATAAATGTCATAAACACTCTCAGTAGAGTTTGCCATTACTAAGTCAGCACTTACACCGTCTATTAAAAGGTCACGTCCTATAACACCGTCTATTACGCTGTTTAGGGCTGACCTTAGGATACTACTATAGTTGTATAAATCTATACTGTGACTAGGCCACAAGTTGTCGTCACCCCAGTAAATCCAGTCCTTATTATTCTTTACCTCCTCAAAGTGGGGTAACTCTGCTGCCTTAAACTCTAAAGATTTTACATCTATACTCATACTACTAAATATAATTTTTTACTTACTTTCACTTATTTTATATGGTTTGATAGTTCAAAAACTCTTTCATAATACCAAGTTTCCCACCTAATCCATCATCTACAATTCTTAATCTATAAAAAGAATATCCATTATTTGTAGGATTCAAACTACCCGCCGCAGAATAAATTGTATTAACATTTCCGTCCAAGTTCATAGTAGTAATTGTGTAAGAGCCGTCATTATAAACAAAAAACTCGTATTCACCACCCATTCTAGCATTATCTAATTGAACCGATGTAAGATTACCCGTAATAGTAAAACTAAATAAATTACCCGTTGATAAATCAACATTTATTGCTCCACTAACATTACCACCTTGTCTCCATTCGGTAGAATTACCTTGATAAGTGTGAATATTGTCTGTATGTAATGTATAGTCGTAAAGGGTTGTTCTACCCGATGAAGCTATAAGTGCCGTACCATCGTGTTTTACCGTACCATTAACAACAGCCATACCAGCGTTGTAATATTTAGATGAACCGTCTCCGTCAAAGGTTAGTCCGTTATACGCTAATGCCGCTTTCTGATTACCACTATCTCCGTTGGTTACGTTTAGTTGATAACCACCACCAGCAAAAGAGAACCTTGTAGAACCCCACCCGCCAGACTCAACAGCAATACCCGCTGACTTATATCCGCTTAATTGAAATCCTTGTGAGGCAATAATTGCTCCGTGTTCTCCTCCTTGTATTTGTGAGCCTTGTGATGCAATAATGGCACCATAACTACCACCCGTTGATACTCCACCTTTAGAGGCAATTAACGTATTATATTGTCCTCCGTTAATAGTTGGTTGGTCTGAGTCTGAATTCTGCTCACAACCAATAATGGTGTTCATTTGTCCGCTTGTAATATTACCACCCCTTGAGGCAATAATTGCGGCATTATCTATACCACCTACTCTAATATGAGTTTGTGGTGATGATGACCCACACGCAATAACTGCGTAGGTCTGTTGATTTGATGTAATGGTATAAGTACCACCACTATGATTTGAGAATAAAGAACCATAAGTTCTTTTACTCGTTGTTGTATTACCTGAATTAACTACGGCAACTAGTTCATTCAAGTTCCATAGTTCTTGAGCTAATGGTAATTCACTTATTTTAACATTTGCCATAATTTATTTTTTTATATTATTATTTTATTCTTGGTCTATATTATCACTACCTTCAGTTAATATACCGTCACCACCCTCAGTTAATATATGTTCTGCAGGTACGACAGCAAAGTAACCCCATGCGTCTTTAGACCAGTTGGCCGATGGGCTCCATTCATAAGATGACCCCGTGTTTGGATACTTAAATGTTGCTGTCGGGTCACTCTCTATTTCTACACCCTCGTAGTAATATCTTACATACATTACCCCTTCTTCTAATATACTATCATAACTAACTATTTCAAGGGTAATCTTATCTACTGGTCCGTTGGTATTAGTCCATGTTTGTGCCTCGGTATAACTAAACGGTATATTTAATAACTCTAAAGTGTAAATATCACCAGGCGTTGTTGGTGGTGTAGGGAATGTAATAGTATCATAAACCCACAACCTACTAAATGCTGAGGTATTAGCACTTGTAGTACCCGTACCTGTTGTAGTGTTAGGGTCTGTCCATCTATAATCTATTGTCAATCCACTACTAATAAATGCACTATCTACCTCAACACTAAACGTTGTTATACCATTAACTATCGGTGACGGTGATGGTGTAGGAGTTGGTGTTGTTGTAATAGATGGTGTAGGGGTTACGGTTGTTGATGGAGTTACGGTTACTGATGGAGTTGGTGATGGTGTAGGGCTCACAGTACATATGGTATTACCCGTTACTTGAGATATAACACGGTTTAACGGTGTATTGGTATCCTTGCTCCATAACGTTGAAGATGTGCTCGTAGAACCGTCTATATTGTGTTCGGTTACATCAACAAACCAACGGTCGGGTACAAAGGACGGTCTAAAGTTATTAAAGGTTACACCACTATATCCTCCGTCTGTGTAATTATACCCCTTACTAATAACATCGTCTTGGTCGTAATATAACTTAAAGCCAGACCATGTTGCCCCCGTTGTTATTTCAATAAAGAACGTATCACCCGACACTTGTAGGTATGTACTCTCACAACCCGTTTGGTTATATAAGTTATTGTCAAACTCTCTAATAACACCCGTACCTAAATCTTTGTAATACGTTGACGGGTAGGCTACAGACCAGTTATAAGAACCCGTTTCGGTATTAGTTAAATCAAAACCATAAGACACTAACGTCCTCTCGTCATTTGTACCCTCACCGTAATATATAAAGTTGTCATTATCCTCATTACTACTAATAAAGGTCTCGTAAGGTGACGGTATGGTCTCGTCCTCAACCTCAGCTCTACCCTCCTCTAATTTGTCAAAGGCATATTTAGGGTCTGTACTCCCCGTAGTAAAACACTCATATACTGAGTAATAGTACTGACCTGGATAAGGGAATACCTCAAAAGGTACGTCACCCGTATAACCATCTGGTTCGTAACCCTCATTAAACTCAAACTCGTCATAACGACCTACAGTTGTGCTAATGTTTTTAGGAAAAAACCTTACCTTTTCCTTTGACATTATATGCTCAAAAGAAAACAAATAGTTAGGGCTTGTGAGTGTCTTATGCTCACTAACGGTAACCACGATTTTATTGTTACTATTTCTCTTTATATAAAGCATACCCTAAATTATATATTTGTTTATTAGTTTTCAGTTGAACCCGTTAAGTCATTATAAGTCATACCCGTTGGTGAAGGGTCACTATTTGGTATCCATTCACTATTGATATAAAAATAACCAGCTGGCTTCCAGTCTAAAGGTAAATCACCCTCACTAAAACCTGGCATAATATCCCAGTATTGTACGTCAGGTGTTGCAATATAATAAGTAAAACCGTCAGTTCTAACAACCTTAATTTCATCTTTACCTTCTCTAACCTCACGGGTTATTGTTCCAAAGTCCCAACATAAATCTTGTGTGTCTAATACTATTTCCATATTTCTTAATTCTTAAATACATATTCAGCAATCCATCTGTAGTCTGCTGTATTTGCTTTAGTTTGTGCCGTCCAGCCACTAATACCCGTAGTTGAGGTAAAGATGTCTCCGTCTCTGTCAACAAGTGCCCACTCACCCGTAATCTCAGCGTAAGTTAAACCGATACAGTTTGCCACAGGGAAGGTAAATGAAGTCCAACTTACACCACCATCATCACTGTAATATGCTGAGTTGGTTTGGTAAGAACATACAATCGTTCTACCATCACTACGTCTATATGCCATACTGGCAGGTTGTGATGAATTAATTAATGGTATTGTTGTAGTTCCACTATAGTTTACACCGTCATCACTAACTACTACTTGATGTGTAAACTCTTCCAACATTATAGACCTTCCAAATGTCTTGTTATATACTGACGCAAATATTCTATTACCTACCGTATTTCGTAAAGTCCAAGTTGAACCGTCTGGTGATGAATATACACCTCTACTCTGTTCGTCTTGTATTAATAATAAACCATTTGTCTCATCACTTAAGACCATACAGACATCACTACTTGGTGTGGTATATCTACCAAAGTTAATACCGTCAGAACTCTGTAGGATAAATGAACCAGCAAAGTTGTCTGTTGCTGTTGAAACAAACTTACCTAAGAACTCACTATAAATAAGTCTATTCATACGGAAATTAGTATCTGTTGGTGAGCCACTCCAAGTTACTCCCGTCCAACTCACACCGTCATAAGTGTAAGCAAATTGTTCTGTGTCGTTTGGTTCTCTGTTTGCGGCAACAACAATATCACCATTAGTTGCCATACTAGCCCACTCGTTATTACCATCACCTGGTAATGTACCACCCGTCCAATTCACAGTGTCATAACTACGTTGGTAATTTGTTGAGTTAATTGCCGATGCTAAGAACATAACAGTTGAACCCGATACGTCAAAGTTTGTGGTCGTTGCCGTTGCTGTACCTTGAACCACAGATAAACTAACATTACTACTGCCCGTAGTGGTAAAATAACCTTCTTGTAAGGTCTGTCCCGTATAAGATGATACGGTATTACCACTAACGTCATTAAAGTTGCTTAGAGTCCAAATATAAGTCCCTCCGTCCAATATTGAGTCACCGCTCAACACAACGTTTATATATTGATTTATACCCGTTGGTGAAATGGTAGGGTTAGGTACGGCAACATTTAACGGACAAGTTTTATCATAAGATGTAAAATATACAGAATAATCACCATATACGAAATTACTTGTATATACATAAGGTATTGTCACACCATTAATAACCTCTGTGCCACCCGTTGCTGGTGAAAAGGTAATATCGGCTGTCTGTCCGTTGTAATTCGTTGAGTTAATCTGTATTGTTTTCATAAATTATATATTTGTTTATTGACCTGGACTTGGGAATGGTTTCCTACAAAAGTCAATCTGTGGTAATGTAGCAACCCAAGTAAAGTTCGGGTTTGTATTTCCATTCATTTCCTCTAAAGAAATAATCCAATTATTATTACAATCTTCTACAGGCTCAAAGTAACTATCTGGTTCCCATAGTTGCCCTACAAGTTGATTTTTCTGTGCTTCTGTTAATAATCCTACTTTCATATTAGTTTCTACTTAATGATGTGTTAAATGTAACTATTGCGGTATTCAACAAAGTTACTTGTGGTTCTGTTAGGAATGTATCACCGATAAACGCCGTTCCATAACCTCTTTGAGAAGAGCCCGCAACACTCTCAACACCAGCAATATTTCTTATACTAGCACCA